GATACACGGGGTGACTCGTGGCCTTCGCCTTGCCGCCGTTCGCCATCCGCTCGTAAACGTGGAGCGGCAGGGCTGATACCGCATCCGATATGACCCGGATGCACGCCGTGTACGCAGAGCACGCCATTGAGTTGTCGGCGTTGACCCGGATGCCCGAAGGCGTCCGAGACGGCGAAACCTCGGGCCAATCAATGCCGCGAAGGTCGAACATCTTGAAATCGGCTGCGGCGTTTTCGCTCATAGACTGATGATGTCCCAGTTCGCTTGTTGCGTGGATGCCGTCGCGTGCATTCCTGCGGCCATGGTCAGGGCCACGATCCCGTCAATCCGCTCGTGGCTTCGCTGCTTGCTCGGCTTGATGTTTTGCCCGTCTGTCTGGATGGCGACGTTTCCGGCCTGCCACGTCAGCACCTCGTGGCCGCCGTGCAGCAAAAAGCCGCCGACGACCCATGCCTCGATCTGACGAGCAGGCGCTGACATGGAGCCGTAGCCCTGCCCAAACCCTACGACCGGCAGCCCATCCTCTTGCAGTAACTGTGTCAGGTGTGTCGAGTTCCAGCGATCCACCGCGATGCTGCGAATCGTGTACTTCTTCGCCAGGGCGAGGATGTCGTTCCGAACGTGCGTATAGTCCGTGACGTTTCCCTGCGTGACGTTCATCAGCCCCTTCCGCTGCCATGCGTCATACGGCACCTTGTCGCGCCGCACACGCTGTTGCAGGTTCTCCTCGGGTATCCAGAAGTGCGGCTCTACCCAAAACGTGCCATCGTCCAGCGGGAACAGCAGGACGAATGCCGTGGTGTCAAACGTGGTGGCGAGATCGAGGCCGGCGAAGCACTCGCGGCCCGTGAGATCAACCGGGCACGGCTTGTTGCCCTGTGCCCAGTGATCCATGCGAAGCCATCGCGTGTCTTGCTCGGTCCACTGGTTGAGGTACAGCTGCCGGAAGGTGTTCTCGTACGCCGGCACCTCGATAGCCCGCTGGCATTCGCTCCGCAGGAAGTCGGTCTTGATCGAAACGCCCAGGTTTGGATTCGCCAGCGCCCACGTCTTTTGGTCCTTCCAATCGGCATCCGGCGTGGCGGAATAGATCGCCGGCAGGAACGTCTCATCCTTGATCGCCCCTGACGCCACGGCCTCGGCGTATTTCCACATTTCCCAGCACACGCTCTTGCGGTCGTGCCCCGCCGTCGTGATGTAGACGAGCAGCGGCTGCCGCCTGGCCCCCATACTGGTGGCCATCACATCGACCAGTTCACGCCCAGGCTGCGCGTGGAGCTCGTCGAAGATCACGCCGTGAGCGTTCAGTCCGTGCTTCGTGAATGCCTCTGCCGAGAGCGCCTTGTAGGTGCTGTGCGTCTCTTCCCGCACAATGGAATTGCGGTAGACCTTCAGCCGTGACCGCAGGGCGGGGCTTTGCTCCACGCAGACCTTCGCCATCTCGAAGACGAGCCGGGCCTGGTCCCGATCGGCGGCGCACGAATACACCTCGGCACCTGGCTCGTTCTCCAGCAGAAGCTTCAAGGCGATGCCGGCACAGAGCGACGATTTCCCATTCTTGCGGGGAATCGCCAGCAGGCTGGTCCGCACCGTGCGCGTTCCGTTCTCGGTGTGGAACAGTCGCCGCACATAGTCCTGCTGCCATGGCTCCAGCAGGAACGGCTTACCGCCAAGTTCGCCTTTCGCGTGCGTGAGGTACTTGTGGAAGAACCTCACCGCCATGCACCCCGAGCAGGTGCATTCAGCCGAACATGAGCCGGTCTTCGTCAGTTTCTGCCGGGGCTTGGTCAACGGCTGAGACTCTCGCCAGGGCCGACGCGGTAAGGCCGAACTGCTCCGCAAACCGGAGCATGTGTAGCCGAGCGTCTTTCTTCCGATACCACGCGGGGTGATTCATCACCCTACCCTTGTCGTCCATGAACGTGGCCCCGTGCTGCTTCAGTTCCGTCTCGGCCTTCACCATGTCGGCCAGGGCGTCGCAGTAAGCCGCGAGCGTGTGCTGGTGCCGTAGGCTCATCACCTTTGACGCCTCCAGCATGGGCACGATCCGCTCCCACTCCGCCCGCCCAATGTCGCACAGGTACGACGGCGGCTCGGGGATGCCAGCCGGCGCGTCGATCCCGCTCTTGTGCGGGCCTCGAACACGAGAGCCTCGCAGGCTCAAGATCGCTTTCGGGGTTGGCTTCCTGCCTTTGCCCATCACGCCACTCGGAGAAACGACGGGAAACGCGGCACGCCGCCGTCAGTCAGTTCCTGAAACTTGAACGTGATCAGCGTGCCCACCTTTGGCGGCTCCCGCCGCAGCGCGTCCGTCAGCCCCGACGATATGCGAAACTCCGTGCCATCTTGCAGTTGGGCCACAAGGGCACCAACGCAGAACGCATTGCGGCCCGTGCCCGACTCGTAGCCGACTACCGTGGCCTCAGCATCCTGAAAAGTCTTCACTTTGAGCAGCGTGCCGCTCCGCTTCCGCTCGTAGCGGCTCCCAGGCTCGCGGAGCATGAGCCCCTCGCCGCCTTCGGCCTCCACGCGGGCAAGCTCCTCGATCATGTGGCCTTGGCCATCGCATCGCCGCTGGGGCAACACGAACGCCGGCCCGCCCGTGCCCACCGCCTCGCGGAGCGCCGCCTGCCGATCCTCAAAGCCACCGAGCGCCATCGGGGCATCAAACGCCGCAAAACGGATGGACCGCCACGCATCGCCGCCACCGTGCGACCGCACGATGCCGACCGTCTGCTGGAACTGACAGCGACCGATCCACAGTTCGCCATCGAGCGGCTCGCCTGACGGCAGGGCATCAAGGAACCACTGCGGGGCGTGGATCTGCTGGCCCGTGCGAGTCGAGAGCGTGCGGCAATCCCACACCGCCCGCACGCCGTCAAGCTTCTCGCTCATCCACCAGCCGGCCGGATCGGAGCCGGCCCACGTCTTCGCCAGCATCACGGCCATCACAGCACCTCCAGGGAAAGATCGGTCAGGCGAACGGCCGCCGGGGCACAGTCCTGCGGCGAGATCGTCCAGCGGTAGAAGCCGCCATCTGGATGACGCGACGGTGGCAGCACGGATTGGGCGGGCTTGCCGCCGTACCGCACCTCGATGCCGCCACGTTTCCGCCACCCGCACGCGGGCAGGTCATCGACCAGGCGGAAGATGCGGTGCTCGCCGCGCCCGCTGGTGTAGGTCGGCGTCACGGCATCCGCGAGGCCGAGCCGCTCAAGCAGCCGCCGGCCATCGGCATCGTCGTACTCGACATCGACAAGCCCGCCGTGCCCGAGCAAGAGCCCGACGTTGTAGCCCGTTGCAAGCCACTCCGCGATCACGTCGGCAACCGTGGTCGCCATCGTGTGCCAGGCCTGGCCGAGCGGAACCTTGCCGCGCTTCGACACGCGAACACACGCCGCGCCGTGCCCGAGCAGCGCGGCCAAATCAGCATCGACACCACCGCACGTCATCACCATGTCGCACCTCCGTTGATCGCCAAACATACGCCGATCATCGGCCCGATTTCAATGGGGCATGAAGTGGATTTCGTGCCTAAAAAACAGGCGTGAAACGCATGCGGAGTGAACAGCCCACAACGCACGAGAACACGCGCCACACGCCGCCGTTAGGGCGCGAATTAGCAGCCGCCCCGACACCCTTGCGCGAGCGGCGAAGGCGGCAGGCCAAACGCCAGCCCCTAGGGGACGCCAATTTCGGCCACGCATGCGTTACGCAACGGATGGTTTAGCTCAATGGGTTGCCCAGAGATTAGGCCCGCCCCGGGGTGGGCGTCAGGTTGGCTGGAGCTTCAGCCTCACTTGCCCGTCCCACTTGTTGCCCTTCAGTTCGTTGCATCTCTTGCACGCACATCTGACGTTATGCCAATCATGATCGCCGCCTTTGCTTAACGGTATCGGGTGATGGTCAACCGTTGCAGACAGCGGGTCGTGATGTGAAAAGACCCTGTGCGTATTCTTTCCACACAGGTGACAGACATAGCCATCACGCTTGAACACATCTACTGGCTTTACGTCTGCATTGAAATGGCCGCCATACACCATGCAACGGCGTTTGTAGTTCTTGTGCATGCGATGATGTTGACGCCTGCTTTTCTTCTTGCACTCAACGCAGTGCGGTCTCCCAAAGGCTGAAGCGTCACTGATGATTGCGCCACATGGGCACTCTCTGACGCCTCTCCACTTCTTCTTGCATTCGTAACTGCAACATCTTGAGTTCCTGTGGTTGCACTCCTCGCCGCATGCCTCGCAGGCTGGCCGTGGCTTGTAATTCTTGTTTTCGTGTCCTTTGGGCCGTTCGCCAGGCCTATGGTCCCACGCATAGGCCCAGTCAACCAATGCCGACCAAACATC